AGTATGCTGACGTAGAGGGTAGTTTAGCTGAGACCATTGAGGGGTTCTTAAGAACAGACGTTTTAACGCAAGTTGCACCTGCAACTAATCAATACTACTACCCATCCCTTATTACAACCGGTTACAGCCCTTATTACATCAGTAGAGTTACTTGCTACGACCCTACAACAAGTGCTAGATTGGGTGACGCTGAGAAGGTAATGAACGCAAGATTGTTCATGCTTCTTGACTCCCCACTGACAGCACCAACTAAAAAATTCCCTGCTTACGTAAATGAGGAGAGCGTAATGACTATCTATCCTGATACCATTAACGGAGCTACATCAATCAAGTGCTCTTACTTCAGAGCGCCCAAAGACCCTAAGTGGACTTACATTAACCTATCCAATGGTGAGCCTGCATTTGACCAATCACAGCCCGATTATCAAGACTTTGAGCTACCTGTAGAGGATGAGTACAAATTGATTACAAAGATTCTTCAGTACTGTGGTATCTCAATCAGAGAGAGCGAGGTTGCTCAATACGGCATGGCTCAAGAGCAGCAACAACAGCAACAATAAATATTAGGTAATGGGATACATTTCACAGTACGACTACTACAATGATGAGGCTAACTTTGGTTCTTACCAATACGTTAGCATATTTGACATCGTCAACAACTTTATGTTGATGTATGCGGGTAACCACTCTTTGGTAAACAATGAGGAGCGTTACAAGGTCATATTCCATGCCAAACGAGCGGTACAGGAGCTTAACTACGACGCCTTTAAGGAGATTAAGGTATTGGAGCTGAACGTCTGCGACAAGCTTCGTTTCATTTTGCCTTCTGACTACGTCAATTGGGTGCGTATCTCCTTGTACAAGGATGGTTGGCTTCGACCAATGAGCGAGAACATTCAAACGCTTTCATCCAAGGCCTATCTTCAAGACCACAACTGCGAGATACTATTCGACCAAGATGGCAACATCCTTGAGCCGCAGTTCTCTACAATTGATTTGGACAGAATTAAGGGCTCTAAGAAAAGCATCTACTTAAATCCGGGCAGCCAATTTAATGGCCAAGCGGGGTATGAGTTCAATGGCAGTTGGTACTTTGACTACAACGTCGGAGCGCGCTTTGGCCTCAACACAGAGACGGCTAACGCCAACCCTACGTTCAATATAGACAAGAAAACAGGCGTAATCAACTTCTCGTCTGAGATGTCAGGTGAGTTGTGCATCCTTGAGTACATATCTGATGGTATGGAGAACGGAGATGACAGCCTAATCACAGTAAATAAGTTATTTGAGAAGTACGTCTACGCGTACATCCAATACGAGATATTAAGTTCTAAACTTGGTGTACAGGAGTACATCATCACAAGAGCTCGTAAAGAGAAGTCTGCGCTTCTAAGAAATGCAAAAATCAGATTAAGTAATATTCACCCGGGCCGATTGCTAATGAATATGCGCGGTATGGATAAGTTCATGAAATAGGTATGGCTAACATCACAAGAAACTTTACAGCGGGTAGGATGAACAAAGTCGTTGATGAACGACTTATACCTAATGGTGAGTACATAGATGCAATGAATGTCAGAATGGGCTCTACGGAGAACTCTGAGATTGGCGCTATAGAAAACACAAAGGGCAACTTATCGCTAACTTCATTGGCGTATCCTATTGACGGCACCCCACTGAGTACTTATGCAACTACTATTGGTGCAATTGAGGACGGCTCAAGGGAGACCATCTATTGGTTTGTTCATGACCCCAAGTTTGGAGTTTCAGTTACAGGGAAGCTCGACATGATTGTGTCTTTCAACGTGCTAACGAACATCCTTACCTACCACGTTGTTACGATTGATGATGGTGGAGGCGTAAACACCACGCTAAACTTCAACCCAAAGTATCTAATTACGGGCGTAAACCTAGTAGACAGGTTGTTATTCTTTACAGATGACTACAACGACCCACGCAAGATAAACATATCGAGAAGCTACGCTTATCCAATTGGCTTCATTGACCAAGTAACAGCTAAGGAGCTGCTCGTAATCAAACAGCCGCCTGTTGAGTCACCTACATTTCAAACCATAATTGTTCCTAATCAAGAGAACTTCATGGAGGATAGATTTGTGTGCTTTGCGTACAGATACAGATTTGCTGACAACGAGTACTCAGCAATCTCTCAGTTCACTGAGCCATGCTTTATACCGGGTAAGTTCAACTTTGACTTGTCTACGTTCTTAAATGCAGGAATGCAGAACAGTATCAATGGCGCAATTATCACCTACAACTCAGGAGATGAGCTTGTGGTTGGTATAGACCTATTGTTTAAGGAAGCGGGCAACGATATTATTAGAGTTATTGAGAAGCTTGACAAGTCTCAACTTGGCTTTGTTGACAATACAGACTATCAGTATACGTTCTCAAATAGCAAGATATTTACTGTACTTCCCGACTACGAGATACTTAGATTGTACGACAACGTACCACGTTACGCCAAGGCGCAGACCATCATGGGTAACCGCCTTATGTATGGTAACTATGTAGAGGGATACGACCTAATTGACAAGTACGGAAATCCATTAAAACTTGAATACTTTACAAATCTTGTTAGCGAAGAGATTAACGTAGACGATGTACCTGAGACTTTTGAGAGCGGAAACTACGACATAGATGGAGCTGTATCCGTAGCCAACTCAATACTAAACTTTGATTTAAGCGGCCTTCTGCTTGAGGCGGGAGCACTTCTAAATATTGACTTCACCTTAACTCACGAGAGTTGGTCAGGAAACGTAACGCCGCCAACTGCTCAAACAGGCGCCGTAGATATTTCATTTACATACATACTCCCATCTACTTACTCATCTGTGTATGATTTAGCTACAAGTTCAGAGTTTGTAAATGCTATTGGTAGTGTGTTGAACATATACCCTGTGTATACACCACTTCCGCAACCTACATCATGCGATGGTATCACACTGACAGATTTTTTAAATTGCGAGCTTCCAAGTACAATAGGCTCATTTACAAAATACGCAAGTGGTATCTCTGCAGATGGGCAGCCAATTGAGATTATTACCACGCCATCAAGTTCAGTGATTGGGCTTCAGTTGATAGCTATGAAGTACGTGACAGATGTCACTGCTCCAACTTCATACGTATACGAATACTATAGCCTAACAGGCGCAAGCGTAACTCTTCAGAATATCTCATCTACTCAAAGTCTTCATAGTAACAGAAGCTATGAGCTTGGTATAGTTTACATGGATGACTTCAATCGCTCATCCACAACACTTACAAGTAATGACAACACTGAGTTCGTCCCATGTGGCTTTTCAGATAATAAAAATACTATACAGGCAATTATACCGCCTTCACAGGTCGCCCCGTATTGGGCTACTCGATACAAGTTTGTAATTAAAGCAGACTCTGAGAAGTATGAGACCATATACAGCACGTTGTTCTTTGTGTCTCCAACTACAGGGGATACTTGGTTTTTACTTGAGGGACAAAACACTAGAAAGGTAGAAGTAGGAGATAGATTAATTGTAAAGGCAGATAGCTCTGGAGCTACATCAAAATGCAAGTACGTTACAGTTCTTGACAAACAAGCTCATCAAGAGAACTTCTTAACCATTCCAAGTCAATCAAATCCATCTATTAACATAACGGTACCTGCAGGTGTTTACATTCGACTAAACACAAATGACTTCAATGCGATATTTGATGAGAACTCTATATTCGCACCGGGAGACGAAATTGCTACGGTATTAGGTTCAGGCGTATCGCCTATCGTTCAGTACGACATACCATATGACTTAACTATACCTGCGGGCAGTAGAATAAGATTGTACTTTGATTTTGAGCGCCTAGGAACAGGTGACGGAACAGGTGGATGTGAAAGAAGAACCTATTTACTTGACAAGACAATAACTGCTACAGCAAACTATGCTAACTTTTTAGATTGGTGGAATAGCGCATCTATAGGTAACTTATTAAATGATGGCGATTCCGAGGTAGGTGACCCAACAAATAACTGCCCTATAGATAATATTTACTTAGGGGTGAACCCTCCAACTCCAACAGGAGATGTATGTATTAATTACTATTGGTTTGAGCAAATCGGAACGGCTCTTTCTTTAAATGTATCGGGTACATTTGGCTGCGGACCTCAAAAGAAAAAGCAATCAAGTGTAAAGGTAAATATCGAGATTTACAGAAATGAGAACACGTTTATCTTTGAGACAGAGCCATCTGATACCTTGCCTGATGTGTTCTTTGAAAACGACCTATCGTTTGCTATCGACTCACTTGGTCAGCACCAAGGAAACATTGCAAATCAAAATTTTGCTACAGGTCAGCCTGCAGTTGTAGACACTCAGTTCTTTAACTGTTTCTCATTTGGTAACGGAGCTGAGAGCTATAAGATTCTTGACTCTATTACGGGCAAGGACTTTAACTTTGGTAACCGCGTTCACACAGTGGCAGCTCAAGATTACAAGCAAGCAGATAGATTTGCTGACATGACGTACAGCGGCGTATACAACGATGAGTCAAACGTCAATAAGTTAAATGAGTTCAATATGGGCTTGTTCAACTTTAGACCGCTTGAGGATTCATTTGGCCCTATCTACATCATGGACGCACGTCAAACTGACGTATTGGTATTGCAAGAGGATAAGATATCCTACGTACTTGCAGGAAAGAACTTGCTATCTGATGCGGCGGCAGGCGGTGCACTAACGTCAGTCC